ATTACTTCTGGGTTAACAGTTACTGCTAACCAAGTGTCATTCTTTTTTACGCCTTTACCAGCGTAAATCTTTGGTGCTTTTTCCATAGATGTTTTTTTATTTTAAATTAAGAGTCTCCGATTTTAAATAGGATAATGCAGTCCTCAATATCTCAATTCTATAATGCATTTCCTTTATTACTAATTCACACCAAGTATCGTAAAAAGATACTCCTGCAACCTCAGCGTTTAGTATGGCTTTCTTTTCAGCAGCTGAGCCATTGTAGTTATCTGTTATAGCCAACTTACTTAGGGTATGCTTTTCTAAAAGAAACTGAAATCTTGCCTTGCACTCTGCCGCCGTTCCTTGTATGTTTGTTATAACATTTAGCTTTTCTAATACAGACATTGGATTGGTAAGGTCTACCTTAGCTGATACAGCTAATTTTACTTGTTCAAATAATACTTTTGTATCATCAAACTTTTTCTGTAACTCTGCTTCCTTGAATAACTTTTCCATAATTTTTTTCTCTTTTAATGTTTAAATTTTTCATCCAAGTATATAAGGTCCTTTCTCCAAGACCTAATAATTTAGATGCCTCTTTTAGGTTCTGTGTTTTATTAATAGCCTTTGTTATTAATATTCTATAATTGTGTTCAAGATTTAATATTTCCATTATTCTGCTTTAATGTGTCTGATGGCAAATTCTTTTTTATAATTTTCTATATATATTCTTTCTCTATTTGCAATAACTCTTCTAAGTACATTGTCACTTATTCCTAACTTAGCACAAGCTCTTTTTGCAGTATCAAATTCAATTCTTTTTTCTCTTCTTTCTTTCAAGTCCGATATACTCATATCATATATTGCGACTCCGAATTTTATTACCCTCATATCGCAAAGTTATTATTTTAGTTTATTAAAATGGCAATTCTTGCATTATTTTTTCTAATTCTTCATCAGTTGGTGGAACATAATCTATCTTAGGTTCTACTCTACCTAATCTTTTTATTGGAAGCCAACCATACTCATCTGCAAACTCAACACCATCTTTCATAACTAGCTTAATAACTTGACCTCTAGGTGTTGTATTACCACCAGTATCTTTGTTACGCATTTTGTTTACATAAATTTCTGTTATCATCCAAGTCTGAGGGTCTTGTATATTTCTATTCATAGTCAAGAATATGTCAGCCTTGTTGTAAAGGACTGCACCCCCATCAGCATCAGCAGGCCAAGGAATCAATTGGTTGCCATCCTTATCTCTTTCCCTTTGAGATTGGCTTCTAGTATGTAAGGCTACAAATATTGATATGTTTGTTCTTTTGGTAAATAAAAGCATATCAGTATACATCTCCATATCATTATCATATTTAGAATTACCTTTTACTTTTAATGCATTGATTGGGTCAATAAACAATCCTTTTATAGAATGAAATTTAGAAACCTTTTCAGCGTATTTAAGAAGGTCATCATAGGAATGCATAGTATCGTTATTGATAAAGTACATCCTTTCGTTAACCCACTTTAAAGCCTCTTGGAATTCAAATTCAGAACATTCTTTAATCTTTTTACCTACATAATGTTCAACCATTCTCATCTTAACTGATGATGTTCTATTCTCACCAGTATACACTACCCACCCCCAATCGTATTTATATGAGGATAAGAATATCAGCCAAAAGGTTAATGCAGTCTTGCCTGTGTGAGCATGAGAAAGCAAGGCATAGAATTCTCCTTCTTTGAGTAGTAGATATTTATCCATATCAGTATAACCAAAAGGTAATCCCATAGGTATAAGCCCAGCTCTATATCTTCTTATGTACTCCTCATCAGCCTTATTACTTACTAAGAACGAAAGCTCCTCATCTATAAGCCCTAATTCTTCTATGGCCGTCCTTTCATAGGTGGCAAGCTCATTGATAGGCATATACTGACCAGCTTTTACTCCATCAGCTATTGCTTGAATCTCAATTTCAGCTTCTTGAGGGCCAAATTTCTTTAAAACCTCATACTCTAATACTTTTTGGGCTATAGACTCTTCTACAAGTCCACCAGAAACCCATCCTCCGACCAAATAAGCCGCTTTAATGACAGAATGATGTCTAGCACCTATTTCAGCTTTTTGTATCATTTTTGAGGCTATATTGAGCTTTGCGTAGTCAGTAGTAACGCCAGTCATTAATATTCCTTCATTATGCACATTCTCTATGACCTCAAAAAATGTTTTACTATCATTATTAATGTAAATATTTGGGTCGTATGAAAAGAAAAGAATCCTTGATTGATTACGAGCTGTTGGGTCAAACATAGGATATCTTTTAAGCAAGGCGTTGTAATGTTGCTCATGCTTATTTCCATCAGCTATTTTGATTAGTCCGTGTAGACCAGTCCCAGAAGGAGATATCCATAAGGCATATATGAATGGGTCTTTCTTAGCATCTTCCTTGTATTTTTCTACATCAATATCATCTACATCAAATGGTATAAACTTTGAATGTATACTTAATGAATTATCATTACGATAAGATTCGTATATAGTACCATCTTCTCTAGTTTTCCTAATTGGTATAGTAAATTCTCCAGCAAATAAAACGCAAGGCAATTCTTTTTTTAACTGAGTTATTACTTCTTCATCTGACTCTTGCCTTATTCTTTCTATCTGCTCCTTAACCTTACCATCCCTAATTCCATTTAATACACTTGATAAGCTAGCTGGTAATGGATTACCTATGTCGCTATACTTTTTGAAGATTGTTACCATATAATTCGTTGTGATATTTCCAAAGTTCGTTTTCTAATTTCTTAATTTTCATTCTGTAATCTATGTCAGTTGCCATCCAATTTGTACAGGCTTTTATTGCATGAATAACTGATGTATGGTCTTTTGAACCAATGTATTCTGCTATTTCATTTAAAGTTAACCCAGTAAATTTTTTAAGCAAATAAGCACAAGCAAATCTTGCACTTATAATTTCTCTCTTTCTACTTTTTATTACAAAGTCTATTTTAAATTCATCTTTTACTAATTCTATAATTTTATAATGAGCAATAGGAAATGATATTTCAGTAAAATCTTGTTTGATACCTTTTAATATTACACTAGACTCGTGAATAAAATATCTACATCTAGCAATAATATCATTTAGGTCTCCAATAGCCGTTGTCACTTTTTCTTTTTTTGTCATTTTAAAAAATGGTTTAATTGTTCTTTATATTTTTTATTCAATTCATCTAATTTACCAATGTATATTCCACCACTAAAATATTTAGCCTCATAATTTGTCATCATATAGGCTTGTATCTCATCTTGTATTACATCTTTGTTATAACCAAGTTTTAATAAATTACTAGATAGCTTATCATATATCTCATCTGAAATATATTTAGTTGTTATAGCATCAGCTAACTCTTTATAAGTGGCATTTGTATAATATAAAGCATGACATAATTCGTGTTTGAATGTATCTCCTGTGTCTGACTTAACTCCAATAATATAACTACTTAAACTATAATTGTAATTTCTAAGTATCTCATCTATAATCTCCTCCATTATATCATCATATGGGGTTTTGTTTTTAATAGCAATCATACAATTAACTGCTACCTTAAATGGTACATTGAAACCGCTCCAATCTTTAGCATAGGTAAATGAATTCTTTTTGTTATTAGAATACCATCTTACATACTCCCACATATCAAAGTCAGAATTAAGAAACTCCTCATTGTCTGATTCATAGAATTCTTGTACCCTACAAAATAGCATAGCCCTATCGTAATCATTAGGAACAATCACAGCAAAGATATTAGGCCTTACTTCTTTAAGGGTATATTCTATTTTCATATGTTATTTGTTTTATCCTAAAAATATTTTTAATGTTCTACCTCCATCTTGAAATGATAACTCAACTGAATGAAAATCACCCAACTCTTTATATAGTGTTAATAATCTGCCAATAGGTTTATCATTCTTAGCGTGATTTATGACCTCTAATCTTGTTATTGGTGTAGGCGTTGGTTGCTCTTCCATATTATTTTTATCTTTCATTAGTCTTTGTTTTTAACCCAATTAGGTAGTGATATAATAGGTCTAACCCCGTCCATCATATACCAAAAGTCATAGGACATATTGAAACATTCTGGATGCTCAAGGCAATAGTTAAACCCTACACATAGTCTTTCTAATTCTCTTCTACCATACTTAGTAAACTCAGCTGATACTTGAATCAAACCATTGTAATAAGGCTCTCCTTTCTCTACTACATAAAAGGCAAATGACTCTCCCTTCTGAGTATAGATAGCAGTTTGGATATGATATTGGTAGTTAAAGAAATCTTTTATAAGTGTATCTATCTGACCACTTTGAACAGACTTAATATCTACTACCCCATTAGCTTTAACAATATCCTTAATAGTAACAAATGGCAATCCGTGTATATCTATTCTTTCTTCCACCTCAGTTTGAGCACCGTCCATTAACACTTCAAATTCTGGGTTGCTACTTATGTATTGAGTTAAGCTAAATAACTCATTGTGTAGGTCAGCTTGAATCATAGTCTTACCTACTGACTCAGCCTCTAATCTAGCGTAGGTCTCTTTACCATCCTTTGTACGCATATCTAACTTAGGAATTACAACAAAGCTATTGTTGAACTCTTGTGGTTCAAGCAACATACAATGTAATGCTTGACCATAGACTAAAGCCGGTGTAGTCTCCTTTGGTTTGTTGCGATAGTTAATAAATTGTCTTGGACTCTTTGCAAACTCTTTTATTGAAGAGTAGCTTAATGGCCTTACATTAAGGTCTTGTAGTGTTATCATAATTATAGTTTAAAAAATTTTACAAATTTGGTATCTATAAAATAATA